CTGCTGCCCCCGACTTCACCGGTACTGTGTCCGAATGGTACGAGACGTTGCTGGAAACGGTTAACGATGTATCAGCGGCTATTCACCGTAAAACGCTTCGTGGCGGCGCTAACTTTATTGTTACGTCTCCAGAGGTTGCTAATATTCTTGAGTTCACCAGCGGTTTCCGTGCCAATGTGTCGGTTGACGACAACAAAGGCATCGCCGGAACCCAAAATGTTGGTAGCATCAGCAAGCGTTACGACGTGTTTGTTGACCCGTACTTCCCCCGCAACTTGTTGCTCGTGGGTCGTAAAGGCAACAGCTTCCTTGAGAGCGGTTATGTATATGCTCCTTACGTGCCATTGCAAGTCACGCCTACCATCTTTGGTACGGAAGACTTCGTGCCACGTAAAGGCGTCATGACCCGTTATGCTAAGAAAATGGTTCGACCTGATATGTATGGTCTTGTCGTTGTTCGCGGCCTCATGGGTGAGTCTGGAGCAACTGCCTAGTTGACTGACTAACTGATTGTAATCAATCATGATAAGCCTTGGCTCTTAATTGGGTCAAGGCTTTTCTTTTATTTTAATTCAAAAACGCCGTACTGAAAGGTCTTTTTTCCACTACTTATAGTCCGAGCCGGAAGGCTCGCCCATGTTTTTTAACATGATTAGAAATGGAGAAATGGAGGGTTTTAAAAATGGGATCAAAGAGAATAGGTCTTGCGAGAACGCAAGCCTTAATTGAAAACTTAAAGAGAGAATTAGCAATGGGAGGCAGCACATTTACGAACGTAAATGTGGAGGGTACCTCAACAGCTACTTATGGAACAGGCGCCGTATCTGGTAGTACAACGGCACCAGCAACGAGAGTTACCAAGGTTAATGGTGAAATTATTACCACAATTACAATGGATTTAACATACTTAAGTTCAAGTGCCGGAAACGGTGAAATTGTTGGCAATAAAGAAGCTGCTGCCGATGGCGTTGCCCCTGCTTATTTGATACAGTGGGATACAACCACTAACGGTGTATGCTATAAAGTGGAGATGGGTTGCGTAGAACTGCCAGCCGGCAACGGTACGTTTTTGGATTTTAATTTAGAGACAGACGATGTTGGCACGTTGGAGATGGGCGGCAGCCCGGGCACAAACAACGTGACGATTCTTGATGCCAACGGCAATTTTGCCGCCGGCACCACAAAACAAAATTTGGTTGTTGGCACTTTGGCCAATGATCAATACATCTATCTTGTTAACGGCGCGGCGCCAGGTAATACAGGCGACGCCCAGTACAGCGCTGGTCAATTTGTGATACAATTTCACGGATACCCAACATTCTGATAGGTAAAAATATTCATATATTTTGCCCCCCTCTTCGGAGGGGGTTTTTTTAAATCCTGCAAAACAAAGTGACCTTCAAAAACACAATTGCCCAAAATCGGCGCGCCCCAACTTTTTTGAGATTTTATATCGTAAAACTATTTATAGAAGACCCAAAAGGAGATTATCATGGGAAGGAAAAAGAAACGAATGCGCCTGTCGGCCATCCGACAACGAGCCATTACACAGACAGTAAACACCGGCACGAATGCGCCAATACATACAACTGCCGCCACGACCAATACAACCAAAAAGGCCACTAAAGCCATTAACCCTTTTAAAAAATTATCCAAGAAAACGCGTACTAAGAAAACAGATAAAGAGTAATTCGCCTTTTAAACTGTAAATCAACTAATTATGGTTAGGAGATTATATTGAATGGCATTCCCAACTTTAACACCGGTTTCTAGAACAAGCGCTGTGGTACTACCAAGCGGCAGCAACCCATCCGTCGCTGCAGCAGCCGTAGCCAGTTCTTCTTTCCCTTTTACTGTATATACCGACGATCAGTATTTCTTATCGGGAGCCGCCGATCAAGTAGGCTATACTTATAGGAAAATGGGCGGCGACGTCCTCGATATTGAACTGACGAAGGAACAGGTCTTCTCGGCATATCAGGAAGCCGTACTTGAGTACTCTTATATCCTCAATATTCACCAGGCTAAAAACAGCTTGGGAGATTATTTGGGGTCCAAGACGGGCTCTTTCACCGAGGACGGGCAACTTCAAGACACAACCAACTTAAAAGACGTTGCGCTCAAATTCCCCAAATTTAAATTCGAATATGCCCGGCGCGTCGCTTATGGTTATGCCACCGAGGCAGGTTTTGGCGGCGATACACGCATCTATTCCGCTAGTTTTAATACCAGCGCGAGCCAGCAAGACTACGATCTTCAAGCCATCATCGCCGCCGAATCGGCCGGTAACGCCGACAGCGCATTTGCCGGCGTGGTGGGCGACCAACGAGCTATTGTGACAAAGGTGTTTTACAAAACGCCTAACGCCATGTGGCGATTTTATGGATATTATGGCGGCTTAAACACCGTTGGCGACTTGGCCAGTTATGGCCAGTATGCGGATGACAGCACCTTTCAGATCATACCCACTTGGCAGAATAAAGCTCAAGCCATGGCCTTTGAAGACGCTATCTATACCCGAAATAGCCAGTGGTCATACGAATTAAAAGACAACATGTTGCGTCTTTTCCCCAAGTCACCCTCTACGANCATCATGCCTAAGAAAATGTGGGTAGAATTTTTCGTAGACACCGACACTCCCTGGATAGCGGATGAAAGCGGCAAAACTGGCGTGGATGGCATTAATAATATAAACGGCCTCCCATTTGAAAATCTCCCCTATCAAAAGATCAACGCTATTGGAAAGCAGTGGATCCGCCGCTTTGCCCTTTCTCTGTGTAAAGAGATGCTAGGCAATATTCGAAGCAAGTTCGCCACTATACCAATACCGGGAGATGCCGTCACTCTTGACGGGCCGGCCCTTTTGAGTCAAGGCCAAGCGGAGCAAGAAAAGCTTCGCGAAGAGTTAAAAACTCTATTGGATGAACTTACATATACGAAGGTTGCACAAGGCGACGCCGATCTCTCAGATGCCATTAACAAAGTACAAGAGCGGATTCCTCTGCTCATATTTACGGGATAGGTAGCGCATGTCGGATCAAGAAAACAAATGGACACAGCCCGCAACGCCTCCACCCCCTCTTTTCCTAGGTGAAAAAGAGCGCAACCTTGTAAAACAGGTTAATGACGAGCTAGTTGAGCGCGTAATAGGCCAAGAGGTCATATATTATCCGATTAGCCTTCAGGAAACGCGCTTTCACCCTCTTTATGGGGAAGCGCTCATAAAAACCTTTTTGCCGCCAATTAGGGTGTACGCTCTAGTAGAATGGGGGGGATACACTACTAAAATTAGTGGCCTGGGGGTTGATAAACGCTTGTCGATTACCGTTAAGTTTCACAGACGGCGACTCACAGAGGATCAAGACCTATATATTCGAGAGGGAGACTTTGTAAGATATGGTGATGATTTGTTTGAGATCACTACGATTGACTATCCCAAGCAAATATTTGGCCAAGGCTGGGCCGGCTGGGAAAGAATCTTTGAGGCTGAGGCTTCATGCGTGAAGGCGCGGGAGGGACTATTCGATGCCACCTGATGATTACGGCTACACAGGAGTGGCAGACGCCAATCAGATTATAAGTGTAACGGAGATTGAACCTTCGACATTAGAAACGATTGACTTTGCTTTTTACGATTTTGTGAATGATAACATGAGTTTACAAGCAAACACCAACAAAGGGTGGAAAAAAGTGCCCATTATTTGGGCAACCCCAGAGCGCGCCTTTTTATCCAAACACAAGGGTGAGCCCCCCATCTTCGATACCGACAACACCGTCATCCTCCCTATTATTACTATTGAGAGAACAGCGGTGACTAAAGATTTGAACCGCAAAGGGGCCTACTTTGGGGCCTCATCCAATTTTGTTGACCCCAAGCGTGGAGGGCGCATTACACTGGCCCGNAAAATCAACAAAGACAAAACTAATAATTTTGCGGTTGCGCAGAACACCAAAGTATACAAAGATGATAGCGGCGGCGGCCCGGTATATGCGACGCCCGGCAAGCAACCCTATTATCCAATGAAAGAGAACAAAAAAGTAGTTTATGAAACGTTGTCTATTCCACTTCCCGTTTATCTGGGAATTACTTACAAGGTAACGATAACCACGGAATATGCCCAGCAGATGAACGAGTTGATGGCGCCATTCGCTACGCTAGGGGGTCACATCAACTCCTTTTCTATTAAGCGCGATGGACATAAGTATGAGACGTTTCTCCAGTCTGATTTTGACACCAGCAGTAACGTGTCGGATATGGGGAACGACGAAAGAAAATATGAATCAAATCTTAGTTTCGAAGTGCTAGGGTATATTATTGGCGAGTCACCTAATGGCGACCGGCCGAAGATCGTGAGAAGGGAAAACGCCGTGGATGTGAAAATCCCACGCGAACGCGTTATTTTGGGCGATATTCCCGATTACATTGATAATCGAGGCTTTTACAGGGACTAACAACTAATTAATAAAGAAACTTTTCC